GGTGGAACGAGTGGGAGAAGGACGACCCGCCAGACTGTGAATTCTTGCTTCAGTCATGGGATACGGCGTTCGAGGCTAACAACCGTGCTGACTACTCGGCATGTACGACGTGGGGAGTCTTTCTTAACGAAGAAACTAACGCGTATAATCTGATATTGATAAATGCGTACAAGGACAGGCTAGAATTTCCGGCTTTGAAGCGCCTTGTTCTGGAGCAGTACGACGAGTATGAGCCTGATTCGTTAATTGTGGAGAAAAAAGCCTCGGGAGCGCCGCTTATTTACGAGCTGCGCGCTATGGGGGTCCCAGTGCAGGAATATACCCCTGTGCGAGGTACCACTAACAACCCGAACAACAAGATGGCCCGTCTAAACTCGGTGTCAGATATGTTTGCTTCGGGAATAGTTTGGGCACCACAAAAGCGTTGGGCGGAAGAAGTGATTGACGAGGTTGCGAGTTTTCCTGCGGGGGAACATGATGACTACGTGGACTCCACTATTATGGCGTTGATGCGGTTTAGGCAAGGCGGGTTCTTAAGACTACCCAGTGATGAGGTAGAGGATGACCCTTCTTATAGAAGCCGTAGAGCTGGGTACTATTAAAGGATAAGACAATGGCAATTGAAAAAGGTTTGTACGGAATGCCCGAAGGCATTGACGAGGAGTTGATGGGTGAGCCTGATGCGGTCATCGAGATGGCTATTGCTACCGATGAAGACATGCCTGTGATGGTAGAGCTTGAGGATGGTAGCGTTGAGGTCAGTTTCGGAGAAGAGGTTGAAGAGGCTGACATGGCGCCGTTTGACGCAAACCTAGCCGAGTACTTGGACGACAAGCAACTACAAGAAGTTTCTAGCGATCTTTGTGAGGCCATTGATGGGGATACGTCAGCCCGTAGAGATTGGGCAGACAGCTATGTGCGAGGTCTTGATGTACTAGGGTTTAAATACGAGGAGCGAGTCGAGCCTTGGGAAAACGCTTGTGGCGTATATAGCAACATTTTGGCGGAAGCCGCTATCCGTTTCCAAGCGGAAGCTATGAGCGAGACATTCCCTGCTGCTGGCCCCGTTAAGACTAAGATTCTTGGGGAACCTACCCAAGAGAAAGAAGACGCAGCTATGCGCGTCAAAATGGATATGAACTACGAATTAACTGAGGTTATGGTAGAATACCGCCCTGAACATGAGCGGTTATTGTATTCCCTCGGTTTGGCTGGTTCTGCGTTTAAAAAGGTGTACTTTGACCCCAGTTTAGGACGTCAGGTAGCCCTATATATCCCCGCTGAAGATGTAATTGTCCCATACGGTGCATCAAACATTGAATCTGCCGAGCGTGTTACGCACGTAATGCGCAAGACAAAAAATGAGATGGTTAAACTGCAAGCCGCTGGCTTCTACCGAGATGTAGATTTAGGCGACCCAGTTTCGTTTTTTACAGATATTGAAGAAGCTAAGGCCGAGCAATCGGGGATTTCGTTAACTTCAGACGACCGTTATACCATACTAGAAGTCCATGCTGACCTAGTTATTGACGGTGTAGATGGTGAAGACGAGGAAGACGACCTGCAAGTCGCAAAGCCTTATGTAGTAACGCTTGAGAAGGGTACAGGTGAAGTTTTGGCGATACGCCGCAACTGGAACCCTGACGATCCTTTGACACTAAAGCGTCAACATTTCGTACATTATGCCTACGTACCCGGATTTGGATTTTATGGACTCGGACTTATTCACATTATTGGGGGTTATGCTAAAGCTGGCACTAGTATTATCCGTCAGCTCGTTGACGCTGGAACCCTATCCAATCTCCCCGGTGGTCTCAAATCTAGGGGACTACGAGTTAAAGGCGACGACACACCGATTGGTCCGGGCGAATTCCGTGATGTAGACGTACCGTCTGGCAGCATCCGCGATAATATTATGCCGCTGCCATACAAAGAACCTTCTCAGACGTTGTTAGCATTATTGCAGCAGATCACAGAAGAAGGCCGACGTTTAGGCGCTATCTCAGACATGAACATATCCGACATGAGTGCAAATGCACCTGTTGGAACAACACTCGCTCTTCTAGAACGTACCCTTAAGCCAATGGCTGCGGTGCAATCTAGGGTGCACTACTCAATGAAGCAGGAGTTTAAGCTCCTGAGAAGAATCATTGCTGAGTATGCGCCTGAAGAGTACATGTACGTGCCTGATCGTGGCGAACCTCGTGCTCGTAGAGCCGACTACGCTATGGTGGAAGTAATTCCCGTCAGCGACCCCAACAGCAGCACAATGGCCCAGCGAGTGGTCCAGTATCAAACCGTGTTGCAGATGGCGCAGGCCACCCCACAAATCTACGACCTCCCCCAGCTTCATCGTCAAATGATTGAAGTTTTGGGTATTAAGAACGCCGACAAGCTTGTTCCAGTAGAGGATGATATAAAACCTTCTGATCCAGTAAGTGAAAATATGGATGCCCTTACAGGTAACCCAATTAAAGCGTTTATATACCAAGATCATCAGGCTCATATCGCTACGCACCAAGCGTTTATGCAAGACCCTATGGTTATGCAAACTATTGGGCAAAACCCGCAAGCTAATCGAATTATGTCAGCTTTGCAGGCCCACATGGCTGAGCACACAGCGTTTATGTACCGTCAACAAATAGAAATGCGTCTTGGTGCTCCATTACCTGCAATTAACGAACAGTTGTCTGAGGATGTAGAAATTCAACTTGCGCAACTTCAAGCGCAGGCGGCTATTCAGCTTACTCAGTCACACCAACAACAAGTTGCTCAACAACAAGCGCAACAGCAAGCGCAGGACCCAATTATCCAAATGCAGCAAGCCGAGCTACAGTTGAAACAAGCCGAGCTACAGCGTAAAGCAGCTAAAGATCAGGCAGATGCTCAGTTAGACGCCGCAAGACTACAGTTGGATGCGCAGAAAGCCCAAACAACCGCCACTATTGAGTCTAATCGCGTAGCCGCACAGAACGAGCAAGCTCAAGCCAAGAACGATTTGGATGAAGCTAAAGCAATATTAGACATGGCTAAAGCTCAACAACAGCGAGGACCACAAGGTGGCTAAAAAATCAGGCATAAGTTCTGCTGAGGCTATACGTTTAAACCGTACTACAAAAGGTACGAGCATTGGCAACGGCACTTTTAAAATAAATTCTATGAATAAGCACAAACGTCGTAGTTTTAAAGAATATAGAGGGCAGGGAAGATAATGGCTAAAACCGTCTTTGACGTGCTAAATCAAAAACTTACGGAGCTTAAAGGTTCTAGCGAAGATTTTCTGAAAAGCGGCGGAGCTAAAGACTTTGCCGAATATCGGGAGGTGTGTGGCGTCATTCGAGGTCTAAACGCTGCATTAAGAGAAGTAGGTGACCTTTCGCGTAACTATATGGAAGATGAAGATGACTGAAACCATTACGGTAACCGGAGTGGGGGCTGACGCCTCGGTAGCTCCAGCAATGACTGCATTGGAAGAGAAAAGGCAAAAGAAGATAGCCGAAGAGATAAAAACCCAAGAGGAGTTAGAAGCCTCGATTCCAAAACCGGTGGGGTACAGGGTGCTTATTGCCCTTCCTAACGTGGAGGAGACCTTTGGAGACAGTGGTCTTGTAAAGGCTAGCTCAACAGTCAGAGAGGAATACATTCTGTCTACTGTGGGTGTTGTGTTGGATATGGGCGCAGAAGCCTATAGCGACAAAGAAAGATTTCCTACTGGGCCTTGGTGCAAAGTAGGCGACTACGTGATGTTCCGTGCCAATACAGGTACGCGCTTTAAAGTTGGAAAGCAGGAATATCGACTAATGAACGACGACTCGATTGAGGCTGTCGTTGACGATCCGCGAGCGGTTTCGCGTGCATAAGGAATAGACCATGCCTAGACAACAAGTAGAGTTTGAATTTCCAGACCCCGATAAAGAAGAAGCAGCAGCCGCAGAAATAGAAGTAGATATTGCTGAAGACGATGCGCCCTTAGAAGTAGAAGGTGCTGTCGGTCGGGAAGATATGAAGAAACCCGGTAAAGATACCATAAAAGCGGGCGACTTAGAGATTGAGGTAGAGGACGACACACCCCCAGAAGATCGGGGCCGTAAACCGTCTGAACCACCCCAAGAAGTAACCGATGAGGAGCTAGAGAACTACTCCGAAAAGGTGAAAAGCCGAATTAAACACTTTAGTAAGGGCTATCACGACGAGCGTAGGGCTAAAGAAGCTGCCTTGCGTGAGCGAGAAGCGCTAGAAGCATATGCCAAGCAGTTGGTTGAGGAAAATCAAAGGTTAACTGGCACGGTGTCTAAAAACCAGACCGTACTGCTTGAGCAAGCTAAACAGACAGTAACACGAGAATTAGAAATGGCTAAGCGTCAATATAAAGACGCCTACGAAGCAGGTGATTCCGATGCTATTGTTGAGGCTCAAGACGCTATAGCAACTGCAAGAATACGTGCCGATAGACTAGCTAACTTTAAACCCGCTCCTTTACAAACAGAAGAAACTACTGTAAAAGTGCCTCAACAACCTATTGAAACACAAGCAGTTCGTGATGAACGTGCGGTTTCTTGGGCAGATGAGAACCCTTGGTTTGGGTCCGACGACGAAATGACAGCTTTCGCGTTGGGTTTAGACGCAAAGCTAAAAAAGAGCGGGATTGACCCGCAATCAGACGAATACTACGAGAAAATTAACTCTCGTATGCGACAAGTATTCCCCGATCAGTTTGATGATGGGATAGAGGACGAACCAGAAGTACAGGCCAAGCCTAAATCTAGCAACGTGGTTGCTCCCGCTACGCGGAGCACAGGACCTAAGAAAATTAGGTTAACGCAATCACAAATAGCTATTGCGAAAAAACTTGGAGTACCACTGGAAACTTACGCCAAACAGGCTGCTGAATTAATGAGGAAACAATAATGAGTCAGAATAGACTAGATAGAGAACTTGAGACCCGTTCTAAGACAGTCCGTAAAAAGGCTTGGACGCGACCTACAGTGTTGCCTGATCCAACTCCTGAAGACGGCTATACTTACCACTGGGTTCGTATTTCAACTAACGGTCAGTCTGACGCTACTAACGTCTCCTCTAAGATACGTGAAGGCTGGGAACCTGTACGCGCACAAGATCACCCCGAGATATTTACCGATGTCGTTTCTGATGAGCGGTTTAAGGATAATGTCATTGTTGGTGGTTTGATGCTGTGTAAGGCCCCAGTAGAACTTGTCCAAGAGCGAAACGATTTCTATAAGCAACAAGCGGAATCGCAAATTCACTCTGTGGACAATAACCTGATGCGCGAAAATGATCCTCGTATGCCCCTATTTCATGATAGGAAAACGAAGGTTACTTTCGGCAGCGGAAAATAAATTTTAGGAGCTATTACAATGGCTACATCTTCAACACCTTACGGGCTTAAGCCTGTAAAACGTGCTGATGGTATGCCCTACGCGGGCGCTACTACTCAGTACCTAATCGACCCTGCTGGTGAAG